ACAGCATTCATCTTAGCAAGACCAGCTGTTGTGCTTTCTTTTTCCTGACCATAACCCATAATTGGAAATGGCGCTGCATCGATAGCCCGAATCAACAAACTACCACTACCACAAGCCGGATCGCATACCGTGGCGCTGGTATCCGTGCAGTGACTAATGCCTACTACATTAGCAAGAATTCTGGAAACCTCTGCAGGTGTATAGAATTGTCCTTTGCTCTTTCCGCTCTCCGTAGCAAATTTACGCATCAGGAACTCATAGGCATCTCCAATGATGTCATCACCTTCAGCCTTGTTTCGAGAGAAGTCAAGTTCCGGACGCTGGAAGATAGAGATAAGATCAGTCAATTTATCGACCATTTCTTTACCGCTTCCCAACTTCTTCTCATCATTGAAATGAGCAATATCAATAACACCCTTCAGGTCAGTGTTCTCGTCAGCAAGGCGAGCTATGATTTTATCCATGCCCTCGCCGATGTTCTTTTTCCCCTTCAGAGCAATAAAGTCGTCAAAAGAGCAACCCGTTCGCTTCTCTGGATCTGGATCTTTATCATGTGCCTTATCAAAGACCTTAATGTCTTCATATGCTCCTTTATTCTTAAATTTATCAGTGACATACTTCATGAATAAAAGTGTTAGGATATAGTCCTTATACTCTGAGGAGTCCATCCCTCCGCGAAGTTTGTCGCAGCTCGCCCAAAGGGAGCTATATAACTCTGTTTTCTTTACTGCCATTGCCAGAATCTCCTTGTCATTTTTTTGCTATATCGATTACTCGATAGCACTTTTTCCACTTTTAACCCACACATCAAGTTCAGAACATTTAAATTTCCATTGTTTCCCTATTTTGTGTGCCGGTATTCCTTTATCATTACGTATCCATCCTCGGAGCGTCACTGGCTTGACACCTAGGTATTCAGCAGCTTCTTCAATGTTTATCCATTTATCATTCAACTTATCTTCCATGTTCCACCTCTCGAAGTTACGTATAGATACAATTACCCAATAATATTATAGTCATTTTTGCCAACAAAAACAAGTGGTTTCTTGTTATTTACTTATATTTGTTACTAGTTTTCTTAAAAAGTTTACCACTTGTTCATATTTATTTTTTTTGATAGCCGGACATGTATGTGTCCGGTCTTTTCTTTTGCAAATCTAACTTTTAATCCCTATCTGTTCCACAAATCAACTCTTTATCCCCTAAAAAACGGACATAGGCATGTCTGAGGTTTTTATTTTGAAATCTGGCATATTTAAGACAGTTATTAAAAACTCGTCCTGGACAAGACGTTAACCAGTCTGACTTGACCATCAACTCACCATCTTCGTGGCCACGTGGTGTGTTCGTAGTTGATGAACAAGAGAACATTATCAATAGAGTGCCAGCTTACGAACGGCTGGTCACCAGAAAGAAGCGGAGTTATCCGCATGAGGTGACCATCTTATGAAAAACACTGGCAGCCATATCGGTTATCTCCGCTTCGGTCCAAATACCGAAAGGAGAAAATCGAATGGCAATCAAAGTAAATCAGAGTAAACAATATCGTATCTACATCAAGGAATCTAAAAGCTGGGTGGATGTCAATAAAGAGTTCTACACGAACTACTATCGTGACATTAACGCCTACCGCAAGCGTCAGCAGGAGCATGGCCGTTGTGTATGCCCTGCAAGCAAACGCTATTTATGCGACATGGACTGCATGACCTGTCCGTATGCCAAGGCTGGCGACCAGCTTTCTCTCGATAACACCATAAGCGACGGTGAAGGAAATGAAAAGAGCTGGCTTGATGACATGCCGGATGAATCCGCAGCTATCGCTGAATTAATGGAGGACGCAGAACTTCTTCGTGCCCTCTATGCAAAGCTGAATGAGCTGGACCCGGAAGGTCGTCTTATCTGCCAGCTTATTATGGAAGGAAAATCCGAGCGTGATTGTGGAAAGAAAATGGGCCTCTCTCGTAACACATTCGTGTATCGCAGGGACAAGCTACTCCAGAAGCTTCGCTCAGATCTGAAAGATTACATCTAATTTGAATGGTCGTCCTCTGATATTTCAGGGGACGATTTTTCTTTTCAAAAAACTTTTTATAATTTTTCGGCCAAACGGTCATCTCACCTCCATTGAGTAGTGTAAGGCGAAACAAAGCGACCTACAGAAAGCGAGGTGAACACCGTGAATCAGACCTTTCACAACAGAAGCGGCACTGACGCAGAAGTAATTGCTACTCTTACAGCAATTAGTCAGGTATCCGCAAGAATGGCGAAAAATCTCAGACTCATCGCCGCACACAGACAATCCGAGGAAGGAGGAACGACAAATGTCAAAAACGAACGATATGGCTATGACAATCGAAGAACTGAGAAATGCTGCCGCTGCTATTAACGATGCAGCAGACTGGCTCGCGCAGCAGTTTGGAGGAACACCTAAAGCCACTGAAAAATCAGAAGCCCCTGTCACTCCTGCGAAACCTGCACTGACTCTTGAGGAGGTTCGAGCTGTTCTGGCTGACAAATCTCGTGCTGGACATACGGCTGAGATTCGAGAGCTTCTTAAAAAATATGGTGCAAGCAAGCTGTCACTCGTAGATCCAAAACATTATGAAGACCTGCTCAGGGAAGCGGAGGTGCTCTAATATGCCACCAAAAGGACATACACTCCTCTCCGCATCCTCTTCTGACCGATGGCTTCACTGTCCACCGTCAGCAAGGCTCTGCGAAACCTATGAGGATAAAGGTAGTGATTATGCTGCAGAAGGTACCGACGTGCACGCTCTTTGTGAGTACAAGCTCCGTAAAGCTCTCGGCATGAAAGCTACTGATCCAACAAAAAAACTAAATTGGTACAACGCCGAAATGGAAGATTGTGCTACCGGATACGCCAGCTTTATTATGGAGCTTTTAGAAGATGCCAAGCAGATCTGCTCCGATCCAGTTGTTCTGATTGAGCAACGAGTAGACTTCTCCCGTTGGGTAGAACAAGGCTTCGGAACCTCAGATGCTATTCTCATCAGTGATGGAACAATGCACGTAATTGACTACAAACACGGTCTTGGAATCCTTGTTTCCGCTGAAGACAATCCACAAATGAAGTGTTACGCCCTTGGCGCTCTGGAGCTTTTCGATGATATTTATGACATCGATACGGTCAGCATGATCATCTACCAGCCCAGACGCCAGAACATTTCTACCTATGAGGTCAGTAAGGAGGATCTGTATCAGTGGGCCGATGAAGTTCTAAAGCCTACCGCTGACTTAGCCTTTGCCGGTGATGGAAATTTCCTGTGTGGTGAATGGTGCGGATTCTGCAAGGCAAAGCATGAATGCAGGGCCAGAGCAGAAGCCAATCTTTTACTCGCACAGCACGATTTCAAACTGCCACCACTGCTTACGGATTCAGAAATCGAAGTCATCCTTTCCCGTGTCGATGAACTGGTCTCCTGGGCCAACGACATCAAGGAATATGCACTCCAGCAGGCAATCAGCGGTAAAGAATGGACTGGCTGGAAACTGGTCGAAGGTCGCTCTAATCGCAGATATACCAACGAAGACGCTGTATCAAAGGCTGTCGAAGCCGCTGGTTTTGACCCTTATGAAAAGAAGCTACTTGGTATCACTGCTATGCAAAAGTTGCTTGGTAAATCTCGCTTTGAAGAACTTCTTGCAGCCTATATTGAAAAGCCACAAGGCAAACCTACTCTTGTGCCGGAAAGCGATAAACGCCCGGCAATGAACACAGCAAAAAATGATTTTATGGAGGAATATGACAATGAGTAAAAATGTAAAAATGACAAATCCCATGAAGGTTATCACTGGTCCTAACACACGCTGGAGCTACGCCAACGTCTGGGAGCCTAAGTCCATCAACGGTGGCACTCCGAAGTATAGTGTCAGCCTGATTATCCCGAAATCCGATACAAAGACTGTCGCAAAGATTGAAGCTGCTATCGAGGCCGCATACCGTGAAGGCGAAGCAAAGCTCAAAGGCAACGGTAAGTCCGTACCTGCTCTTTCCGTACTTAAAACGCCACTTCGTGACGGAGATCTTGAAAGACCGGATGATCCGGCATACGCTGGCAGCTACTTTGTGAATGCAAATGCAACCTCTGCACCTGGTATCGTAGATGCAGAACGCAATCCTATCCTCACTCGTTCTGAGGTTTACTCTGGAGTCTACGGTCGTGCCAGCATCAGTTTTTACGCTTTCAACAGCTCTGACAATAAAGGCATCGCCTGCGGCCTTAACAATCTGCAGAAGATTCGTGATGGCGAGCCTCTTGGCGGTAAGGCATCTGCTGAATCTGACTTTGCAACTGATGACGACGATGATTTTCTTGACTAATGGAGGTAGCAAACTATGGAGACAATCGTGATTAGCACAATTCTTGTAAACATCTGGGATGACCGCATCACAGTTGAACTGAAATCTGGCGTCAGCATTGATGTGGATGCATAACTCTATAGATGTACAAAGGCTCCCCACCACTGGATAATTGGGTAATCAAAGTTGAGGGGGGTCTCTCTTTAGTAGGGACATTTAGTGGGGACACTCCGTAGGGTCT